GCATGGGCGCAAGCTGGAGAGTGGACCAAGAGACATTTTGGTCGCTTTATGGCTGGTTCGCAAATTTTATCCACTGAAACTGTTTTGCAGCAAATGGATAAAACGACAAGTGCGGGCTATCCTGCCAGTTTGCATTATAAAAATAAAGCTGCGTTTTTAAATAGTTCCAGCTTACCGATAATTGAAGATTATTGGAATGAAATTGAAAAAGAAGAACCATCAATTGTACCAATTTGGACGTGCTCTCAAAAAGTTGAAGTGCGCCCATTGGAAAAAGTTTTGGCTGAGAAAAATCGAACTTTTACGGCGAGTCCTATAGAATTTTCTGTAGCTTGCAATCGTTTATGTTTAGATACTAACGAGCGTATGTATGCTAGTGCTATGAAACACTGGTCGTTTGTGGGAAAGTCAAAATTTTTACAAGGTTTCAATACTTTGTACAATTGTTTAAATGTTCACCCTAATGCATTTGCTGTTGATGAGTCTGATTATGATGCTTCCTTGTTTCAAAGGGCCTTAGAAGGTCAGGCTGAAATAAGATGGAGTTTTTTGGATAGTCAATATCAAACCCCTGAAAATTACAATCGTTTACTAAATGTTTATAAGACTTTAGTTTTCTCTGTTGTTGTTATGGACAATGGAGATCTTGTGATGAAAGAAACAGGTGGTCCAAGTGGTAGTCCGAATACCGTCAATGATAATACAATGATATTGTATCGATTGTTGGCTTATGCTTGGATTGTATTAGCTAATCTGCAGAAAGTGGTTGTGTCCTATGTGCACTTCCATCAGAATGTTGCTGCAGCACTGTATGGTGATGATAATACATTTACGGTTTCTGATGATGTTGTCTCTTGGTTCAATCCAAGCAAGATCAAAGTTGTTTGGTCAAATATTGGGATTATATCCACTACACCTTGTGAAGAACCACGTCCTTTAAAAGACGTTGATTTTCTTAGTCATGGCTTTGTTTATGACGATGAAATGAATTTATGGTTGCCTTGTCCTGAAACAGACAAGGTCTTGTGTAGTTTGCTTTATGGTAGTGATGTTAATGATATTCGTTATCATCTATTGCGAGCCTGTGCATTGCGTATGGATTCCTGGCCAAATAAGGAGTGTCGGAAGATCATTAATGATTATATTTTTTGGTTGCGTAAAAAGTACGCTCACTCCCTTCACGGAAGTGTGAAGCTTAAGAATGATGTGGTCATTTCTATGTTAGAAATTGATAATGCTTATAAAAGTGATGAATTTTTGTTTGACCTGTATTCAGGTAATGAGGGCAGTGAGCAGATAAGCTCCGGGCACTGCTTTAAAAACGAAGTATTACAAGCAAAATTAACAATCAATTCAAAAATGGCTAAACATCCAAAAAACAGAAAAAATGCTATTGCTAAACGCAAAGCTCGAGCTGCCGTAAAAGTGGTGGTTCGTCCGAAAAAGAAACGTG